GATATATCCGCCAGTACAACAAGGCTCCCAAGGCCATAAAGTGGCGCTATCGCGATCCGACGCGTCGCATCACTCCCCATTCTGCCGTTACAGCCCACCTAGTTCGCCGTGAGCTTCCGCTGTGCGTCGAGTTTTTCGAGCACCGCGCCCCCCTCAGCCGAGCGGATCCATCAAGGTCGACGGCCGCGGCGGCTGATCATCTCGCCAAGAAAGTCGCCGTTTTGAGCCGAAGGCTCGCATCGAACCATTATTCGGGGGGCGATCCGAGCCTGTCTTTAATCTAGGTAAATGATCCTGATTAAGCGGCTGATTGTCGATCCGCGTCGCCTCGCGGTGCGGGGACGTGGTTGCGGCCGGCGAGCAGGGCTTTGATGTTGCGAGTGGCTTGACGCAACCGCTGGCGGTTCTCGACGAGGGCGATGCGGACGAACCCCTCGCCATATTCGCCAAAGCCGATCCCTGGCGACACCGCGACATTGGCGCGCTCGAGCAACAGCTTTGAAAAGGCGAGGCTGCCGATCTCCCGGAAGGCGGGCGGAACCGGTGCCCAGGCGAACATGGTCGCGTCGGGCTGCGGCAGATACCAGCCCGCTTGACGCAAGCCATCGATCAACACGTCGCGCCGGGCGCGATAGCGCTCGCGGATTTCGATGATGCAATCCTGCGGGCCGTTCAACGCCGCAGTCGCCGCGACCTGGATCGGCGTGAAGGCGCCGTAGTCGAGGTAGGATTTGACCCGCGCCAGCGCTGCAATCAGCCGCGCATTGCCGACGGCAAAGCCGATGCGCCAGCCGGCCATCGAATAGGTCTTGCTGAGCGAGGAAAACTCGACCGCAATGTCGCGGGCCCCGGGAACCTGCAGGATCGAGGGCGGCGGCCTGCCGTTGAAGTAGATTTCGGCATAGGCGATATCAGAGAGGACGACAATGCCATGCCGGCTGCAGAACGCGATGACTTCGCCATAGAAGTCGAGGTCGACGGATTGCGCGGTCGGGTTGGCGGGAAAATTCAGGACAATCGCGAGCGGTGCCGGAATGCTGTGCTGGACCGCCTTTTTGAGTTCGCCCAGGAAGTCGAATTCGGGGCCGACCGGCACGTGGCGCACCGAGGCGCCCGCCATGATGAAACCGAACGCATGGATCGGATAGCACGGGTTCGGCACGAGGACGATGTCGCCCGGCGCGGTGATCGCCTGGGCCAGGTTGGCGAGCCCTTCCTTCGACCCCAGAGTGACGATGACCTCGCTTTCCGGGTCAAGCGCAACGCCGAAACGGCGGGCATAATAGGCGGCACAAGCGCGGCGCAGGCCGGCTATGCCGCGCGAAACCGAGTAGCCGTGAGTTCTCGGATTTTGCACCGCCTCGACGAGCTTGGCGACAATGTGCGCCGGTGTCGGCCCGTCGGGATTTCCCATGCCAAGATCGATCACGTCGCGCCCCGCCGCGCGCGCCTTGGCTTTCAGCGCATTCACCTGGGCGAACACATAAGGCGGCAGCCGTTTGATGCGATAGTACTCTTCGGGCATGGCAGCTCTAGGCGAATTGGCTGCCGAAGTGTAGGCTGACCGGTCCCTCTTTGGCGAGGATGATAGTGTCGCGGAGCGAGGTTTTATGAATCGCACCCGTATCGCGATGCCGGGGGCCCGGAAAGCGGCGGGGTGGGGGTCTTGCTGCGGTTGAAAACGGCAGCGGAGGGACAGCGGTCAGGGTTGGCGCCCTTTCGGCGGCGCGGCCACCAATGGATCTGACGGTAACAATCATCGCCTTCGCGGCCTGTGCGCTCCTGCTGATCGCCGCTGTCGTGCTCGATCGGCGACCCTATCGGCCGGGCAAGCTCAACTACATTCCGCTGATGATCCTATGCTTAGCGGGGTGTCTGGTGCTTGGCCGCCACTTGGTGAGCTTGATTTGGTAGGGCCGGCCGGGGGCCTGCGCGGGTAACTTGCTTCAGGGGCAGAATCGAAGGTCGTCCCGCTCGTTCTCGTAATCCTCCATCGCTTGATGGAGGACGTTGTCGGCCGGCAAGGCGCGCAAGGCCTGTGAGATTTTCTTTAAGGTCGCCTCGTCGTAAGCGACCGGCTTGGGGCACTGGCACGCGGTCGAGCGGGCGCCGCCGCACCCGGCCACACCGAGCAGCACCGCGAGGGCTGCAATCCTAATCCCCGCCCTCGAGACCATTGGTGTGCTCCTCCCCCGCCTCGGAGCACGATGCTCAGCGCACGTCGCACGATCAAGCGAGAAACGTTCCGATGCAGTCGCGTCCCAACGCGGCGGGCCGGGTGCCGTTTGTCAACTGCGAGGGAGCAGGCGGCGTCCAAGTTGGATTCGCACGTCGTTCAGGATGTCGGTCACCCGAGAGATCGCGGAACGGATTTCCGCCTGAAATTCACGGCCTTCCCGGTGCTGGTCCTCGATGGCGTGCTCGATGTTGGCGATGCGCAGCTCATGCTCGCTGACCTTGACCGTGAGGTCGGCCCGCACCTGCTGGATATCCGAGCGCAGACTGAGATAGCTGGTAATTGCCCCGCCACCGATCGTCACCAGGATGACGCCGGCCTGAAGGATGTGCCCGAAATTGATTTCCGGGCTGAACCTCGGCCATAGGCGCTTGTCATCGGTCATCTTCGCCGCCCGACGATCCTCATCCCGCCCGGGCCGAAGCTCAGCGTTTTGGTTTCACCGCCGACCTGCATGCTGCATTCGCCGGTGGTCTCGTCGGCGGTGACGATTTCGCCGGGCACATCGGTGTAGTTGTCGGTGCGTACGACCTTCCAGCGGCTCTTGTCTTCGCTGCTGTGCCACGATTCGAGCTTCAAGGGACCTTCTCCGTCAGTGATCACTACAATAGCTCCAGTAGGCGTTACTGCGACCCGACTAGGGTCCATGCGAGGTTGGCCAGCGTCGCGTCCGGCGACACTGGTGCCACCACCGTCAGTATGTCGCCCGCCAGGAAGACCGTCGTCGAAGTCATCGTGAAGCTCGCCGTCGTCGCGCCGGCAGCGAACACCATAGATCCGACGTTCGCGCCGTTCTTCCGGATGCTGAAGGTCGTCGTCGCGGTGGCAGCGATGGCGGCTGTCCCCTGGCTCCCGGTCAGCCCGGAGGGGAGCGTCACGGCGCCGGCGAAGACATAGCGCTGGATGACGAGGCTGGCCGTGGGCAAGCCGGCGTAGGAACCACTGATGGTGGTCGCAACCGCGGCCTTGCCGGAGCCGGTAACCGTGTAGGTATAGGCCGACACCGAGGCTAGGCTCTGCGCCCCACCGCCCACCGTGTTGGCGGACGGAAATTTCAGATAAATGGTCTGGCCGATCAAGGTTGGCGGATATGGAAATCGACCAATCGCCTGATCGAGCCTGGCAAATTGCGCGCCCGGCAAGTGGCTGCCGATCGTGCTGCCATAGGCGCCGCGATAGAGGGTCGTCAGGCCGTAATGATAGGGAGCTGTCAGGGTCGCGGTCTGATAGGCGAGAAGCTCGCCGCCGACAAAACACAATGTGGCAAGATGCGCGGCGTCGCCGGCTGATACCGAGAGCAGTTGGCCGCGGCTTTCCGTAAGGTCGACCGACAGCGTATCGACCGTATCCGGCTCGCCACCGCCATAGTTGGGCAAAATCGCGGTCAGCGCGCCTTGCGTCGCAGGACCCGGGATGGTTCCCGCGTAGGCGTAGGAGCTTCCGTCGCTCGAGATCCAAACCTGAGCCCCGCCCCAGTTCGGGCCGCCCGAAAGCGCCACCCAGATTTCGAGATCGCCCGACAGCAGTGTCGCCGGCGGCTCGAAGATCAGCGGCGTGTTGACATCGCCGGGGCCGACATTCCAATTCGGCACGTAACCGCCGGCCACCTGCTTGCCGTACAGGGCCGCAGTCGAATACCCGCCAAAGAAATCCTCGGCGGTGATTGTCAAGGTGCCCTTGTCATCTTCCTCTACGGCGGTGATTCGCACCGTCAGAGCCGCCGCACCGAGCCGCGAATCCGTGATCTGGACGAGGTCCATCGGTTCGAGCAGGCAATATTTCCAGCCGAGCTTGAAGGTGTAGGTATTGCGGAAGAGCAGCGAGCGCTGCAGCTGCAGCTGGGCGACGACTGCGCCCGTCAGGTAGGGGTCGACAATCATGTCGGCCTTGAGCGAGGTGTCGCGCCGGATGCCGTAGAGGTCGACCGCGCTCTGGTCGAAAGTCTCGACGACATGCGAATTGTAGCTGTTGCCGCGATCCTTGCATTGCAACTGGATGTAATTGTTGGCATCGGCCGGGGTGGCGCGGATGATATGCACCGGATCGTCGGCGAACCCGCCGGTGATCGGCGCCCCACCGGCGCGCGACGCCGCGCCGCCGGCGCTGACGCCCGTATTGACCCCGACACCCGATGCTTGCACGATGTAGTCGTCTTCGCCGAGGCTGTAGAGGGGCGTGGTGTTCGGCGTATAGCTGAATCGCCCCGACGTGCCGCCGAGCGCGATGGTCACGCTGCCCGACGCGCCGACGGCGAAAGAGGTCGTCTGCGCCTCCGTGCTCAGCATTGCGATCATCATGCCGTCGGGGCTGACCCCGGCCCAGAAGCCAAACGACGGCAATGGCGCCGTGCCGAGGATCGCCTGCGCCAATCCGGCGCCGACGGCCGCATAGGTCTGTTCTTGACCGGTTGTCGTGTAGCTTACCGTGATTGGCGAGCCTGCCAGCGCGGCATTGCTGAAAGCGATGCTGAGGGTGGCGCCGGCGGCGATCGCCGCGCTCCCGCCGAGCGTTATCAGCTGGTACGACGCGGTCAGCGGCTGATCGCCATAAGGGATGATTTTCAGGAGTCCGCCTGACCAGACCACGGCGCTGTTGCTGAGATTCGCAATCTCGGCCAGACATTGCTGCGCGGTCTGCTGGGTGTCCATCATCGGCGAGACAAAGATGCCGGCGGCAAAGCAATAGCTTCGATAGGAGGTCGCGTCGAGCGAGGTCATCGACGGGTCGAGATCGACGCCGGGAAAGCCCGCGCCATACCGCGTGTTCGTCAGAAAATCGGCTACCACCGCCGCGGGGTTCGCGTCAAAGCCGTTGGCTCCCGAGCCCGCTTCGACGCCTTCGAGCTCGACCGAAAAGTTGGGAAGGGTTGCGGTATTGCCGAGCTGGTAGTTGTCGCAGGTAAAGTTCGCCGTTCCGGAATAGCCGAGCGCCTTTGCCGGATGGTTCGTCAGCCAAAAGGGATCGGCGGCCTGGCCGTCGTTGCCGAGATTGATCGAAGAGAGGCCGGACAACCCCGCCAGGGTCGTAATGTTCTTATCCCACCAGACGATGCCGATACCGGCGATCGGCCCTTGGCAGAGCCCCATGATGAAAGAAGCCGAATAAGTGTATTGTTGGCCCCCGCCCTTGCCGCCGCCGCCGCCCTTGCCCTTGCCGCCGGTCTTGGACGACGGCGTTGCCCGGAAGTCGTCGTAGTCGAGCAGATTTCCGGTCAGCCGAGTGGTGCCATAGACGAGCGGAATGACACCGCCCTGCTGCGAGGTCTGGAACTGCAGCGATCCGACCGCCTTGTGCTGCTTGGCATTCGACCCGCCGCCGAGAATGCCGCCCATGAGTGCGTCCCAGCTTATTGCCAAAACGGATTGAAGATCCGCACTTCCCGGCCGGCGAGCTGACCCTGTGTCGCGTCGGCATAGACCACTCCGGCATTGTGCCAGGCGTGAATCAGCCTCGGCCATTCCACGACAATTGCGCCGTGGGCAAAACACCGTCCAAACTTGAAGACAGCGACATCACCCGGCTGCGGCGGATCGGTATTGCCCCGCCGTGGGACCTCGCGGGCGTACCGCATGATGCCGTCGAGGTAACGCTCGGCGTCGCGATGCAAATTCCAATCCGGTGCGTAGAACGGCACCTCGACATGCGGGATAATGCCGGCTTTCTCGTAGACCTCGGCGAGCAAAGTCAGACAATCGGCACCAGCGCCTTTGATCCGCGCCATGTGATGATAGGGAGTGCGCAGCCAAGTCTCCGCCTCGGCGATAACCGCCATGCGACGAGGATCGGTCAAATCGCAGTCTCCGGGGTCGGGATATAGGGGAAACCGCCGAAATTTACGGCGTTGTTGAAGACGTTCGTGCAAGTCGAGATCGTGCGGTCGCAGCCGGGCAGCAACTGAAATTGATCGCCGGGTGCGACCGGGAACAGAAAGGCGAGCTTGGCGGTGACCGCACCCCCGCTGACAAATCCGGCGATCGTGCGACTGTATCCGCTATTGGCTCCGGTGATACCGGTGATCGTTCCCAGGAGGAACGGCCTCGTCGAACTGGGAGCGTCGGTGATCCGGGTTTGCGTCGAGCCTACCCCGGCCGCGAAGGTCACGGCCAGCCCGGCGCGGTTGAATTGGCACATCGGCCCACCAAAGATGTGGGTGCACGACGCCTGCCACAACCGCCGCGGCATCTGGATGTTGAGGAGCTCCAGATGCGAACGGCACTTGATCTCGATACCGGTACGACTGCAATCGATGTCCGAGACCCGGCCGGCGAAGAGAACCACGGTTCCCGCGGTGGTGTCGCCATAGACGGGCATGAACGCGCGGTCGAGCTGCAATAGTGCGCCGTCGAGCTGACCTTGCCATGCCGCTTCCAGAAACGGCAAATCGCCGATCATATCGGTCGGCTCCGGATAGACCTTGACCTCGAGTTCGTCGACTTGGACGCCGATCACGAGCTTCGTCCGCGAACGCTCGAATTTAGGGCCCAGTGCGAAGGTTTGACCATTGGCGGTAAGCGCAGTCGTTGCCGCCGAATACCGCAGGACCGATCCCCCCGCCAACGTGAAGGTATAGAGGTCAGCCATGATAAACCGCTCGCTGCCCGCGAGCAGCGCCACCAGCGCTGCCGATGCCGGCTTCACGACCGCACCGATATGAAGGTCAGCTTCTTGACCTGCCACAGCTGATACATGAAATTCTCGAAGGCGTAGCTGTCGTCGATAAAGCGGCAGCGAAAGTAATAGCTGTAGTCGGCGGTAATGATCAGCCCGCTGCCCGGTGCGGTCGCGAACGTCACGAGGCCAGTGCTCGCATCGACGCTGTAGCTTGCGGGATTTTGCGTGATGCCGTCGAGGTAGACTGCAGTGACGACGTTGGGCGCCACGATGGGTTCCTGAAAGCCGCCGCCGGGCAACGTCGCTCCCATTGTGCGCTGCAATTGAAACACGGCAGTGTCGGCATCACCGACGCCGATCTGCTGCCCGGCGACCCGATCATCGCTCGGATCGCGAAACAGGAACATGCCGTGGGCGCCCTGGCAGAGCATGAAGAACCCCATCAGGGTTCGTAGCTCGTCGTAGCCCGCGGCCGGGTTGTCGCGCAGCACATCAAAGACCAGGGTAAACTGCCACAGCGGGTAGGGATAATCGAGCGCCCGCAATTCTCGCCCTGACACCGCGCGCTGGATACGCGTCTGAAAGGTCGGCGACTTGGTGACGCTCCATGCTAGCCCGGGCAGCTCCGGGAAGACCAATGCCATCAGTCTTCGGGAGAGCTAGCGCTTCGCAGATCGAAAATCATGTACGGACCCTGTCCTGCAAAGGTTAGGCCGAAGAGCGCAGCGCCGCGCCATTGCGCATCGCCTTGTTGAGGGCGGCGACCAGCAGGCCGCCATTGTTCTGAAAGAAGCGCTTGACGTCCTGGCTGTCGATCGCGGAGACGTTGACGATCACCGGACCGCCGCCGGCTCCGGCGCCATTGGCGGCGACCGGCCCGGCCAGCATGCTCTGCAGTCCCTGAGAGATATTGGCCGGCAGTACCATTTCGTTGCTGTGCAGCTGAGCGAGCACACCTCCGGGTCCGAGGCTCGGCACCGCCCAACCGCCTTGCGCGCTCGGCACAATGCCGCCGTGCTGGAAGCCGAACAGCGTACCGAGCCCTCGAAAGAGGCCGCCGATGATCCCGCCAGAACCGAACAGGCCGCTAAGGCCGAGACCCTCGGCCAAGCCGCTGCCCGCCGCCTCCCCGCCGGTTCCCGCGAGACCGCCCGAGAAATCCTGCTCACCGCCACCCAGCAACCCGGCGCCCAAAAGGTTGCCGATCTGGCCAAAGATACCCCTGACAGCGGAGTTGACAAACTCGGCGATGATCGATTGGGCGAGGTTCGCCAGAGCCCTTTGGACCGTCGTCGTGCCCAGGATGATACCGGTAACGGACCGGTCGATCGCGCGCTCGATCGGCGCAACCAGGTCGTCCCAGGCCCGTTTGTTGGCTTCCGCCAATTTGGCGTCGAGACCCTGGACGTTGGTGACGTATTTCTCGTAGGCGAGGGCTTGCTCGTCGAGCAACTTTTCCTGGGTGCGGCCGTCGTTCTCCGCCACGGCTTGCTTTTTCTCGTAATACGCCTGGTCATAGGACCATTTGAGATCCAGGAGATCTTGCTCTTGACGGATCGCCTCGGTTGCCGAGAGCCTGCCGAACGCCGCCTCGTTCTCGATCGCCGCCCGGTAGCGGGCGAATTTCTCGTCGGTGACCTTCTGATCGGCGCCGAGCCGACTGAGCTGATCGCGCTCCTCTTGGGCGGCGAACTGCCTCTCATTACCGCCGCCAAGGTTTGAGAGCATGCCGTCGCCTACCGAGCCTGCGAGGTTCGCGGCCCGGGCCTGCAACGCACCGATGCTCGACCCGACCTGCGCGCTGGCGGTGCTGATCTGCACTTGCGCCTGTTGGGCGGCGGCGCCCAGCCCGGCGAACTGAGCCCGCATTGCATCCGTCGCCGTCTGCACCGAAACCTCCGCCGCCTCCATGCCGGACTGGAGGTCGTCGGTCTGGGCTCTGATTACGACGCTGGTTTCAATGTCGGGCATGGTAACCCCTCAACGACAAGAGCACGCGGAGGCTCCTCTGCTGCTCGCGGCGCCGCGCGGGTCAATCGGCCCCTGTCGCCCGACGGCGCAGCTTGCCAAAGTCGAGCACCACCGGCCCCAGTCCCTCATGGACATCCGCGACGCCAAACCCGGGTCCGAGCTCGGCGAGGAGCGCCGTGAGGCTCGAACCTGCCGCATGCACCGCACTGGCTTGGGTCAACGCAGTCTGCGTGCGCCGACGCTTGCCGGCGCCGAGATAGGCGCCGAGCAGGATGTGAAGCGGTGGGTGCTCGACCCAGTACGCAGTGAGCTCCTCGAAATCGAAGAGCGTCATCTCGTCGATTACCGGGTAGCTGTAGCCGCAGGCGGTGGCGAGGAGGCCGTAGATATGCCCCCAGCCGTCGGCCTCGGGCGAACCGGATCCCCAGGTGACCGGGAGAGCGTCGCGTTTGCCCCCGAGAGCGTCTCGGGGGCTGTCGCTTCCCCCACTGGGCCGTCGCGCAGCTTTAACCCAGATCCAGTAAGGACCGCGTTCAGCACGGCGCTGGCGTTGCCGAGATCGAGCAGGTTCTCGACCATGTCTGCCGTTGCGTCTGGATAGTTGCGCTGCAGCGCCGCGGCGACGATTTCGACGAGCACGCCGATCTGCGCCTCGCCCATCGCTGCGCCGATCTCGGTGAGTTGCCGCACCTTGGGCATCAGGCGGCGGAGCTGGCCCAGAGTGAGCGGCGGGACCAGCCAATCCCGGCCACCCATCAGGATCGTCACCCCGGGGATCATCACTCCACCGTGCTCAGATAGCCGATCGTGCCGGACCCGTCGGCGAACGCCGAGAAATCGAGCTCGTGAATCGTCCAGTCGTCGACCTTGGTGGGGAGCGACAACTTATCGGCCGTGCAGGCGTTGAGCCGCAAGGCTGTCCCGTTGCCGCCATAGGTCGAATAGAACGTCGCTTTGAATGTCGGTGTCGTCCCCATGAGCTGGTTGGTGATGGTCAGCTTGCTGCCCGAGGTTGTCGTGCCGTAGGTGTACGAGATCAGCACGGCAGCGCTCGCGTCGGCAGACGAGAACGTATAGACCCCGGTGGTAAAATTGACGGAATATTGGCCGGCTGCGGCGGGCGTCGTTACTCGGTTGAACCGCTTGCCGGTGGCGGCATAGACGACACCGAGATCGTCGTTGTAATTGGCTGCGTTGGCAACGGTCACGGTATAGGGCGTGGTGGCCGGCACGGCCGCTGCTTCCAGCTGGGCGACGGCGAATTGTCCGGTTGCGGGAGTCAGCCCGAAGAAAATGTCGGAATACAGCAACCCGAGGATCTGGGCGAATTTCGCCTTGCCGGTGATCTTGCCCTGACCGCGCGCGACCGCGACGGGGAACTGGAGTTGGCCGTACAACGGCTTGTCGGTCCAGTCGAAATCGATCTGGATATCCTGCAGCACGCCGAACTGGCGCGGGCCGATCCCGGAACCGCTCACATCGGTGCGTTCGCCCCAGATCGCACCCGAGCCGAAGCTCAATTGCATGTCAGATACTCCCTTTCAAAGCTCGTCCTGGGCTTGAACCAGGAGGCGCTTCAGCGTCTCCTTGGCGGCGTGGGCGACATTCCAGGCCTGCGTATCGCGCGCGATCGCCGAGCCCGGGAAATGGTCCTGCCACCAGCGCTCGATCAGCCGGTCGATTGAACTGGCTCCACGAGACCGGGAACCGGCTGCGCCGGACTCTTCGGCTGCCATCAAAAGCTCCTGCCATGTTGCCGGAATGCACCGATTCGCAGCGGTGCGGCGCGCCCTCAGAGGCACAAAATCTCTACCGGAACGATCGCGATCGCCTGGTCGCCGAGCAAGCCCTCGTCGGTCTCGATCTTGCCGGCGATGTAGGCGTGCTGCACCATCTCGGGTAGTCCCAGGTTCTGAATGCCGGTCGCCGGCGCGGGCGCGAGCGCGGCTTCGAGGGCGTCGAGCAGCGGGTTCAACAGCATCGCCGGCGCCAGATACGGATCGCTGGAGTGGACGTAGACATAGAAGTCGGCGAAAAGCGTCCAGCAAATCGGCGTCCCCAACGCCTTCGTCACGGCGTGCCCGCCCTTTTCGCTCATGAACAACGCGGGCTGCTCAGCCGGAGCGAGATCGGCCCAATGGCGCAATCTCCGGTTCGCGCTGGCAAAACTCGCGGCGTCGGCGGCGAGCGACCAGAGCGCGGCGTAGATCGCTTCCCGTACGATCATCGGAGGGCCGCCGAGAGGGCATTCATTGCGATACAGCCTCCGCCAGGGCCGCTTCGACGCTCTCGTGGATCACCGGCGTCATGCCGTCGAGCGCGGAGCGCAGGAAAGAGCGCTCCGGGAGATTCATGCGGCGGTCGTAAGCTCGCACGCTGACCAATTTCTCGGCGATTGGACGACCAAAGGCTTCCCTGATGCGCCGAAGGCCGGCCCTCACGCCGACCGTTCCTGCGAAACCGTACTCCTGAGCGGCGCCATACCGGAGATCGGTGAAAACGCTTGCGGAGACGCCGCCCGCGCTCCGCTCGATGCGGAAGTCGATACTCGATCTCAGGGCTCCGCTACGGCTGTTGAGCACCTGGCCGCTCAGCTTCTCCTGCTGAATATTGCGTTGGAGGTCGATGCCGAGCTGGGTGAATTTCCGAACGAGCGCGGAACCGATGGTCTCGGGAAGCGCGCGCAGTCGCTCGAGCGACTGCTCATCGCCCACCAAATAGGCGGTGATCACGCGACGCCTACGAGGGTCGCGGGGTCGGTTTGGGTCGGCGCCGGCATCAACGATCCGGCGATCGGCGCGACCAATCGGTATTGCTGGATCATCGTCTTTATCGCGTCGCTCATATCCTTTTGCGAGTACGACACCGTCTCGCCGCCGCCGACCGCCCTGGCGACCTCGCCGATGCGGCTTCGTTCGCGGTAGCGCAGTGCCACAAGCTCGATGCAGGCTTGGGCGAGATCGGGCGGCGTCACGACGTAGCCGGCGGTATATTGCAGGGTCACGCATCCCGCCTTTCGCGGCACTGCATATCCTCTGATGACGAGCTGCGTTGGCGTAAACAGATAGCCGGCTCGCGCGGGCCCGACTGTCGGGATCGGCGGAATACTCACGCCATCGACAACGACACTGCTGACGGCGCTCACGGGAAATGCCGCGAACTGATATCGCACGTCGCTGGGGCCGAGCGCGTTCCCCGGACTATCGCGAAGCTCGATCCAATCCTGCGCGGCGATCTGGCGGTTGAGCCAGGTTTGAATGAATTGGCTGGCAGCGGTGATCAGACGCGTCAGCAGCGCGTCGTCGGTCGCCGGGAATGCGCTCTGCCCGGTCTGCAGCCACGCCTTGACATCGGCAAGCGTCGTCAGATCAACAAGCGCCACGGAATCAGCCTCCCATGCACAGCGCACGTTGGGCGGCGCCGCAACTCCGCGCCATCCCCAAAGGCTCGAGGGGCGCTACAAAGCCATGAGCAAGGAGGTCGCGAACCGCTTCGGCCGGAACCACCACGTCGCCGAGCTCGTCAGCCGGATATTCGCGGCCGCCGTAGCTGCATCCGGCCGCGTCGGCATGATGCAGCTTGACCGTGGCGGCCGGCGATATTTGCGCTGTGGCCAGGGCTGCGGCGACAACGAACCCTCCATTGCCGATCAGGAAGCCGACCGCTTCACGCGGTACTCGCACCAGACCATCGTTATCGACGCGATAACGCTGTGTTCCGTGATTGGCCTCGTCCTGGCCGAAGACGGCGCGCAATGCGACGAGCTCTCCTGGGCGCGATGCCCCCGGGTCGAACCCGGGGGCTGTCGCGACCGGCGCTACCTGGCGCGGTGCAGAGGCGCCGTTTTCGCACATTGCGGTCACCCGTTGGCGATGTTGCAAATGACACCCATCGCGAAGGGCGCGTACACGGCCAGAACCTCTTCGGCATAGACGCCGACCTGGCGCTGGCGGGTGACGATCGGCCAGTCGATCTGGTAGTAGTCCTGCCGGGTCTTGATTTCGGCGACGTTCGGGACCTCGTTCGACTGGTACTGGATCGGCAGGTTCTCGGCCCAGCCGATGATTGTGCCGGGGGGCACACGCGGATGGATCCGGACGGGAATCCGAAGACCGCCGTTGATCGCAAACGGATTGTAATAGAACTGGACTACCCCGGACGCCGTCACCTGGTACTCGCCGGCGCTGCCGTCTGCCGGCGTATCGTAGCGCAGTAATGGCCCCGAGGAGTTTGACAGGACCTTGCTGGTGATGTTCTTCAGCTCCTGCGAGTTGACGTAAAGGACGGTCGGGGACAGCTCGAAATTATCCCACATCTTCTGGAACATCGTGTCGATTTCGACGACCGAGCCGCGGCCCGACGCGGTCAACGGCGTGCCCTGGCCAGCTGCGCCGGTCGGCATGATGTTGACGTAAGCGTTCGATCCCGACTTCAGCGCAGTGGTCAACAAGCCGTCATAGGCATAACCTGAATTGGCCGAGTTGTCCGCAGTGATTGCGGTTTGCGACTGGTTGCCGGTGCTAAGCGGCGCATTGATCGCCAGGCTGTTGATCGTCGTGATCGCCTGCAAGGTCTCGGTGCCGCTGGCACTCGACACATACCACGCATAGCCGACGGCACCTTGGATCGCGGCGACACTGCAGAACAGCGTCTGGCCGATGGTCACTGCCTGGCTCGCCTCTGCGCTGATGTTCGACGAGCCGCCGGACAGCATATAGCTCTTTCCGTCGGCGCCGGTGACGGTCATGGATGTGGCAACGCCTTTGACGACGCTCGAATTCTGGTAGCCTTCGAGGGTCAGACCAACGACCTTGACGTAGTAGGTTGCGGTTGGCAGCGTCGCGCCGCTACCCGATGCCGACAGTGTCGGGGTCGGCGGCGTGCCAAGGCTCAGCGAGGCGTTGCCGGCGAGGATCGCCATTTCCTCCTTGAGCATCATCTTCTGCAGCAGGCGGAAGGTCATGCGCGCCTGGATGTCTTCGAACTCGCGACCGGCGGAGATCGCCTCGAAGGTCGCTCCATCTTCCTCGCCAATCGTCACGTAAGTGGCTGACTTGTTCGAGGTCGAATAGGACATCTGGCCCGAGCGTTGGCCTTCTGGTACCCAGCCCATCGCGTCGAAGCCAGAGCCCATGATCGCGTTGACCTGGCGCCAGTTGGTGGCGGCGCCAGTACCGCCGCCGATGCGGGGCATCACGTTCCTGATCGGGGTCACGAAGGGATAGAGGTTCTTGGCCGGTGCTTGAAGGTCATAGGCGAGCAGACCCGACGCGGTCGAAATCGACTTGGCGAGCGCGTCGTTCGGCTTGGCGAGAGCCCCTTTCAAGAGCTCCAGCGATTCCTGGGTGATCGGATTCATCGAACAGTCCTCCCGATAGGGGGGCAATGAAAAGCCCGGCAGAAGGCCGGGCTTGGCGACGGCCTCTCGGCGTAGCGGAGCTTCGCCAAGAGGCCGAATGGGATATGCGTCAAACTGGGCAATCGGCAGGGGTCAGCGTTCGCCGGGAGCGACACCGAGCACCCGGATCGGATTGGCGTAGCTCGCCTTGATCAGGGTAAGGGTCTGCTCTTCTTTGCTCATTTTGGCGAGGGCCGAGGCTATCGCCTCGGGTGAGAGCTGCTTGTCGGCAGCCCCGGTGCCGGCGCCGTCCTGTTCCTTCGACACCGAAACGCTCCCCTTGGCGATCGTCAGCGGCGGAAGCGGAGTGCGGGCTATGTCGTCGACGCGCTTGGAGAGCCGATCGAGCAGCGGCACCATTTCGCCGAGCGCCTTGACGAGCGCCGTCTTTTCGGCGCGCTCGTCGGCCAACAGCTTGGCGAAGCTTCCTGTTGGTCCGGCTTTGACCGATTCCGATCGGGTTCCCTGGTGCTCCTCCTCGCCGATGGCGGCGCCCTCGCATTCCGCACCGGCCGCGACCAGATGGTCGTGCGCCGCACGCAGGTGCCCCATCGTTTCCGCGGAATGACGAGCCCCGACCTTGGCCACCTCTTGCACGTCAGCGCTTTTCCCGGGAGCCGGCGCCGGGTCACAGCACACCATTCCGTCGGTCAGCTTGCCGACGCATTCATGAGCGATATCCATCAAGCACTGGTGAGCGCCACCGCGCTGGCCGCGCGGCGCGTCCATATCGCCGGGGCCTTTGGAAGTATCGACGGTGGCATTGTCGCCGACGCGAAAATCGGACCGCGGCGGGCTCATCTGCGCCGGCACGGGCTCGATATTCCCCGTCGCGGCAACGGCCGAGGCCGCCCACGGAACGGCGCCGGCCTCGAGCAGATGATCGCGCGCCGCGGCCAAGTGCGCCTGAGCCGCGGCTGTCAGCCCGTCGATCTTGATGCAATTGTCGCATGCGTAGAGCGCCAGTTCCACCAAGGCCTGATCACCTTGCGAGTGCTTGGCCTTGGCAAGAAGATCGGCGGCCAGTTTCTGCATGTTGGGGTTTCCTGTCTTGAGGAGGGCGGTGATGCGAGCGGCTCCGGGCGCGCCCGCCGCCGCCGCGAGCGACTTGGCGGCGCGCTGCGCGAGCGGCTCGTCGTCGCTTGACGCGCTGTCCAGGATCGCGCAGGTCTCTTCTGCCGCCAGCCTGTCGAGAAAGCCGCACAGTTCCGAGATGATCGCTTGGAGGCGGACCGGCTGCGGCGAGTCGTCGCCTTCCATTGCAGCTTCGAGCGCGAGGGCATCGCGCAGCCAATCGAGTTCGAGAATTATCCGCGCCACGCGACCCACATCGCAAAGAGCTTTGGTCAGCGCAGCCGTGGCTGCCTTGCCATCGTCGGCCGAAGGCGGTCCCGCGATATCGATCTTCTCCTTCCAGGCGGCAATGATGGCTGCTCTGATCCGCTCGAGCTGATCGGCGGTGTATCGCCGGGCATTAGCGGGCTTGTTGATGTAACTCCAGGCGGCGCGGATGTGGCGTTCGGTGTCAACCGGGTAACGCCGCCTTCCGTCGGGCTGGTAGCCCGGATCGGCATAGTTCGCGGCGTTCTGGGCGCTGGGCGAACCGCCGCGCAGCTCGGGCTTTTCCCGGCCTTCGCTGTTGGCGAGCGCACCCTCGGCGGTTTCGATCGCCTTTTTTGCGGCGTCGATCGCAGCTTCGGTACCATCGTCGCCGAGCGTCCCGCTCCCGCTGTCCAGCATTGCCTCGCGATTGGCCTGTGCCGGCCGGGCGGAGGCAAAGTCTGTCGCTGCGGCCCGCTTTTCGAGGCATTTGATCGCCTCCCCCTTGGCGCGGTGATGGTGGTCGGGCACGCCGCAAGCCCAGATTTGAACAGGCTCGCGGCGCGGCGGAAGTCCGGGATCGGATCCGCGTGCCGTCGCGGTCGGACCGGCTAAGGCTAAGCCCAGAGGAGGGTTGAACGGCTCTCCCGCATACGACGCCGATGACGGATCGCCGAGACCTTGGCCGGAGACGCGTTCGGCGGCTTTCCAGCAGTCGAAAACGGCTTCCGGGTTCGCCGGACGATCGACCAGCGAGATTTCGTTGAGGACGAGCCCGGTGATGGCCTTGGGGTTGCCGGCCTCGCGGTGGGTGACCCGCCCGCCGATCGAAAAGCCTCGATAGACTTGATTTTTGACCTTGCTGACCGCAACCGGATCGACGACATGGGCGACGATCCGCGTCGTGCCGTCGTCGCCGACCTCGGCCTCGAGCGTGGTCCCGGCGGCCGAGAGCTGGTGCATCTCACGCAATGCCGGAAAACGCATGTAGTCAGGGATCGCACCGCGCATAGCCTCGGCCCGAACAATCTCACCCTGGTCGTCCATCACCTCCGACGATGCGATCCCGTGCACCCGCACTGTTCCGTCGTCCTGAGGCTCAACCTTCTGGATCGCGCCATAGAGTCGCATGATCAAAATCCCGCCAATGAACAGAGCGAGCGCCTCCGGCCGGTCATCATTTTTCCGACGGCTCCCGACAAATTGGTTGCGGATTACACTCTTGATCGCCGGAGCCGAGCGGCGCTGACCGTGCCCCCTTTCGGAGCAGCTTGGCCACCGGCTGTGCCGGCATGGCAATCGCCTCGAGTATCTGGCCGGCGTCCGCTGAATTGTCCGGGACGAGGATTTTCACCGCTGCGGCGGCGGCGCCCGCCCAGACGGGGTCTCCGCTCATCAAATAGCAGAGCGAGCCGGCGAGGACGCCGAGACCAATGACGGTGCTGGGTTGGGGCGGCCGGAACGCTGTGTTCTTGAACATATCGCTAGTGCTCCATTAATTCATCGCATTGACTTCAAACCAGGTGGCGATCACGTCATCGGCTGCGCCGGTGGTGTAGGAAGAGCCGGTCAAGGCGATCACGATGGCGCCCGACTCGATGGCCGTCGGGAAAATCGGTGAACTGATCCCGCCGTGGACACCGCCGAGAATCGCCGAACCCTGGGCGCACTGCGTGTTCGAGCCGACGGCGCCGTATTTGAAGATATTGGCCGTCAGCTGCCAACCGACATTGTTGTTCGGGGTCGTCCCGTCGACCCAGGCGCCGGTGTCGGCGACCACGGTGCCGCTGCTTACCACCCCGTCGGAAATGGTGGCGTCGAACCACAGCTTGACGCGCTTGTCGTTGGCCGTGGGCCCGGTGCTGCCTTGTGCGCTGATGCCGAAACCGCGGTTGGCGATGTCAAGGCTCGTGGCCGGCAACGTATAGCTCGCCAGCACGTCGTCAGTCGTGTCCGCGTTGTTGCCGGCGAGCGGGTCGCCGACCTGGCGGTTGAGACTGCCCTCTGCGAGGAAGGTGGCAGTTCCGCCGCCGAAATAGGTCAGCATGTTCGAGGGCTCGCCACCGACCCCGGGGACGACGCCGTCGAGGCACCAGATTGCAGCGCCGGTTGCTGCCGACAGGCAAGTCCAAGCGCGTTGGGCGACGGTATTGAGCCAGCGCGAGCCGACCGAATAATTCTGGGTATTGTCGTTGGCGGTACCTGGATCGGTCGCTGCCGAAAGGTTGTCGTAGGCGGGCACCAAAGTGCAGCCGCTGCGGATCAGATCGATCGCGTCGCCGATCGCCGCTGTCGTGATGGCGCCCTTGGCGTCCGCCGTGTACAAGCCGCCCGGGGTCTGAAATTGCGCAAAAGGAGCAGGTGCGAGGAGCCTTGTGATCATGACCACGTCCTTCCGGCTGTCATCGGCCCGGGGGTAAGCACAGGACCGTGGAGTTGAGCTTGAGCACGCGGCCGTCGCTCAGCGTGGCCGTGGCCTCGAGGATGTAAGTGCCGCCCGCGGCACTGCTCGGCATGCCGCCGATAGAGGCGACGGAGAAGAACCCGGTGCGCGTTTGCAGCGAACCATCGGCCGCAGCGCGCAGCTGCATCGCCTTCGCGGCCGATACGGCCAGGATGCGAGACTGCGGTGCCGGGTCGGTGGCGGTTTGGAAGGGGGCCAGCGCGCAGGTCCAGTTCGTTGAAACCATCGTCGCTGCACCGATATCTGCAGAAAAATCGAAGGCAAAATTGTCGATCTCGCCGATCTCGAGCGGGTCGAACGGCGTGGCCAGGCGCATTTCCGAGCTCCTTATCGACGAGAACGCCAGGCCTGCCGAGGCAGACCGGCAAGCCTGTCGGCTGGACGAAAGCGCAAGCGCGTCCGAGCGACGGCGTTCACGGCAGCAACGGGACTGCTTTGCGCAACAGCATCGACAGGATCTGGCCGCCGACAGCGTTGCAGGGTGCATTGGGTCCTTGCGTCGCCGACACAAAGAGCCGATCGGCCTCGATGGCCACGGCCAGGCCAGGCGTCGGCGCCGTCTCGATAGCATCGGCGATGGGGATCAATGCGTCCCAACATGCCGCTCCTTGCGGGTCGCCACCACGGGCGGCGACCTGTGCAGCGTTCGCCAAATCGCCAGCTGCAAACTTGCCGAGCGGGGCGCATCCGGACATCGCCAGCAGCGCGATGCAGACGCTGGGAAAGAACACCATTTTTCGCATTGCGGGAACCTTTCATATCCGCTGGATCATTCAGGCCGCGGACTTTCCTCCGACCGCGGCAAAGTCGAGGCGCTCAGGCCTAGCTAGTGGTCCCCACTGAACAAATGAGTCCCGTTTCTCGACTCCACTGCATCGAGATTGCTTCGTCGCTTCGCTCCTCGCAATGACGGCTTTGACGCGTCATTGCGAGCGCAGCGAAGCAATCTCGGCGGATCGGGAACCCGGAACCAAGCGTCAGGTTCGTACCACTACGGTCGCCCGAGCAGGCGCAAGCGGCCGGGCGAGGAAAGAATGCGTCGCGTGCCGGGCGAGGCGAGTAGCCGTTCGAGCGAGACGAGCGGCGACGCTTTGGGCACCGTCCATTCGATGGACAGGACGGCGTCACCGCTGATCAGGACCGCGAGCACGCCCAGCCACTCCGCCGGCAACCGCAAGTCCGCGGCAACGCCAGCCGCAGTCTCACGGGATGCCGCCGCATCGCGGAGCAGCGAACCCGCCCATTCGGTTGCGAGGTCCCAGTCGCCAGCCGCATTGACCGACAACTCGATTGGCCCGGTCGCGGTTGTGGCGATCCCGCCGCCAAGCTCGACCGGCCAAGCAGTCTCTTCGCGCAGCAGCGCGGCCCACTCCAACCCCAACACGGAATCGAGGCGCCGGGCCAGCAAGAGTTCGAGCGCCAGCCCGGGATCGCCGCGCTGGGCCGTCACGGCGCCAAATGTCAGACCGTTCTTCCCGCGCTGCGAGGTCAAGGCCTCGAGCACCGCGCCATTGTCTGACCGCGGGTTCGCGAGATATTCAAGGGGCCCCGGCGCCTCGCCCGGCTGGCGCGCCAGATGCTCGACCGGCAAGCCCAGATCGATGGTCAAGGCCGTCCCGGAGCCGAGCAGCTCCCAGCACCCAATGTCCCACATTCCGCTTTGCGGCCGGGCGGTGCCGGCGATGTCGATCCCCCCGTTGGTGCTGTCCGCAGTCGCCGCGCCCTGCAGATCGGCTCCTGCCTTCTCGCGCCAGTCGCCGGTGGGGATCGTCGTATTCCGAAACTGTGTCGCAAAGGTCTTGCCGCCAATGCAGCCCGCAGGCGGGCTCGCGACATCAGTCATGCAATTCGTGTAGGTGAAGCTCGAGCTGCCGCTGTTGACTGCCGTGCAGCCGAAGAAGCCGCAGTTCTCGAGACTGACCGTGCCGTATTGGCTCTTGACCGCGGCCGCCGGGGCGGTCCCGTCGCTGGCCGAGACGATGGTACAGAAATAGACGCTCGGGTTGTTGACGCCGTTGATCGTTGAGCATTCGAGCGGTGCCGTGCCGGGATTGCCGGTCGTATAGACCAGCGAGTTTCTGAGCTTGCTCCCCGAGCCGGTCATCACGCAGGCGGCCCTGTTGCTCGCGGTGAATATGCAATTGTCCACGGTCACGACGATGCCGCTGGCAGCGTCGAGGTTTATGCCGTAAGCATTGCCGCTGGCCTTGACCTGCAGGTTGCTGAAAAAGACGTTGCTGTCGCTGCAGATGATCGGGGTGTCGGTCGCGTAATTGCCGGTCGTCCTGATCCCGACACCGTTCGCCTGGTTGTAGCGCAGCGCATTGGTCTGGACATTGGCATTGTCGCGAAAGCTCTGCCCCGCACCCGTCGTCAGGGTGATCGTGTGGCTCGCGTCGGTAGTGTGCCCGCTGAGGTTCAGCAGGTTCGTCGAGCTGGTGAACTCGCTGTCGTTGTAGCAATTGCCCTGGTAGCTGTTGCCGTCGGTGACCAGGTTCGCCGGCAGCGAGGCGCCCCAGGCCGCCAGGCTTGAATAATCGCGCCCGCCGCTCGAGCCGATCGTCTTGACGACGGTCGGCATTCTAAAGCTCGCCGCCCGCCGCAATGGCGATCGGCGGTCGCGCCGTCTTGAGGGCCGCGACCGTCATCGCACCTGCGGTCGTCCAAGCCAGCCGCGGCACCGCGCGCGCCTCATCGGCGAACCATGCACGGAGCGATGGCGACACCAGGGCGTTGCTCAGGTCGAGGTAAAAGCCGCGATATTGCCAACAAGTCGTCGGCGTTATGTTGCTGTCGACCGCCGGCATCAGCGGGGTCAGCAGCGTCTGCGCATCGGCGCGGTTGGCGGCCGGCCAGGCCAGCACGCGAAACCACGGATGGGCGAGCTCTTCGATGCCCCACCGCCAGCCGTCCGGTTGCACGGTGATCACATCGTAGCGCTTCGGCAGGGCCGCCAGTTGCGCGATCGATGGCCGCGGCACCGATTGGCTGGCATGGTCCCACGCGAACAGCAGGAGCTCAGGCATTACTGGTAGGCATCCCACCAGCCGGTGTAGTGCTCCGCTATCTCGCCCTGCGGCGTGCGGTGCGAATAGACGCACCAGGCGCGGCCGATAATCCCATCCGGTCCGAGAAAGGTGAACTCGTGCCGGGCGTGCGCCTCGATCAGCAGGTGGAACGGCCCGTCGCGCGTTACGTCGACCAGCTGTGCCCATTCGCCTTCGATCGATGAGCCGTCCTCTCGCACCACCGGCACCCATTTCCGCACTCGCCAGCGGCCGCAGAAGAATATCGTGGTGTGATCGAAGTTATGGGTGTGCCCGGCGACGACCTCGCCCGGCCGCAGCCCGTCGCGGCAACCCATTGGCCGGATGAAGACGTTGCCCGAAACCCATTCCACTGCAGCGTTCCGTCTCTATGAAGGTCCCGCTTCACGTCGTGGTACCCTGCGTTCGCAGATCGGCCGAGCCCTTGTAGGCGGCGGTGCCGGCCGGCAGGGTCAGGCGCAGCCATACGCCTTGTGCACCGGCCGTATTGGGTGCCGCCCCGGGCGCCAGGTTGCCGGGGCTCGGCACGCCGACAAAGACCGGTTGCGTGGGGAAGGAACCCACCCCTGAGGAAGGTGCGGTCTGCCGGTTGGCGACAGTGCTGGTGTCGTTGAGCGCGGTGGTCAGCGCCAGATCCAAAAGCGCACCCGAAGGCAGGCTCGGCGTTTCGCTCGCCACCTCGATCTGCGCGCCGGTCAGTGCCGTCGCCGCGTTGTTGTTGACGACGAACACCTTCTCGTAATAGGTCCGCTGCAGGCCCGCCGGCACGTCTGCGGCACTCGTCGCGAACATGCGGATCACGGCCGTAACGGCGTTCGGCGTAATCTCGAACATCATCCCCTGGACGATCTTGTAGGTCGTCGTGCCGTCAGGCACCGTACCCCAGTCGCGGCTGACCGCGACCACGTCGCTGCCATAACCGGTCGTCGCGATGATCTGGCGCAATTGGTTCGGCCCGGTGCCGCCCTTGGTCCAGACAATCTGCCCGGCAGTGACGGCGGCGCCGTCGCCAGACTGTAGCTTGAACAATGCCGGTGTCGTGCCGCTGTGATTGGCCGAGCCGCTTTGCGCCGTGCGCACCGTCGCGTCGGTCGTCACCGCGCCCGACGGCAGCACGCAGCTGTGGGCTGCCAGAGTAACGTCGCCAACCGCGGCCGTACCACCCGGATTGGCCAGCGGGCCGTTGGCGCTCGCCCCTGAGAGCGCGGCATAGAGCAGCCGCTCCAGCGACAGCGAGCCGGCGACCCAACTCTGACCGTTGAGCGTCAGGGTCTGGCTCTGGATCGCCCCGGTCGGATCGCGCCCGCAATAGATGATCTTCGTCGCGGTGTCGCCGGCGGAGCTCGAGACGACGTCGAGGCTGCCGGCGGGGCTGATGTCGTAAAACGCGACGCGACGGGTGAAGTCGACCGCCCCGCCGATGGTGGCGCCGTCGGCTTCGGGCATGTTGGCGCAGCCATAGACGACGATGTCGGATGGCAGCACGCTCATCGGAGGCTCCTCGCTTACTTCAAGGTGAGATGCCGGCAGCAGCTCGGGCCGCGCCCGCGCAGCTGGGACTTGCGTCGTCGAAGACGACTATTGACTAAGATTTCGGTGCGACGGCGTCGCGCAGCAGCACGGGTCCCTGGGGGGTCAGGAACATCGGCTCGTCGCCGCCCTCGAGTGGGTCGAGCCCGAGGATGTTGCGCGCCTCGTTGAGGGTGAAAATGCCGTCCTTGACATAGCCGGTGAGAATCGCCGACTGATCCTTCGGGTCGGTCGGCCGTAAATCCACCCAGGCGAATTCGAGATCGCTGTGGCCCATCCGGTGCTGGATGACGCTGTCGATCAGCCGCTTCACCCACCCCATCAGCGGGGCCAAACCTTCCTCGATCGCGGCTTCCTGTGCAGTCTGCGCCGTCGCCCGATTGACCTGCGGGATAAAGGCCGTCGGCGGCAGCGAGAACGCATAGCACACGATGCGCGCCAGCCACTCGTCGAAATCGTCCTTGTAGGGCGCCTCCTTGAAGGCCTGGTATTTGACGCCGCCCGGGCCCCAGAGCAGCCGCGTGCGGTTGGCGCTGTTGCCGGCGAGCAGCGAGTCGAACCAGTCCTGGAACTCCTTGATCTGCTGGGAGTTCCAGTTCGGTGGCGCGCTCATCAGGCCGGGCGGGACATTGCCTTCGGTGAAGTGCTGCAGCTGCATGATCTGGCGGCGCAGCCCGATATTGACGGTCACGACGATCTGCTCGACGGGGCCGAACCCGTAAGCCTTGTGCGGGCGGCGGTTGCGCGGCAGGTAGATCAGCTCGTCGTCGGTCAGGAGGCGCCAGGGCCGGCCGTGGATCACCTGCTCGTAGGCGGGTGCCGGAGCTTGCGGCCGACGCCCGGTGTCATCGATCAGAACCTTGATCGTCGAGCCGTCGACGATATCGAGGCCGATGATGTCGCCGCCGCGGTTGCGACGGATCTCGAAGGCCGGGGCGTCGAGCACCAGAACATCCTCGAGCGCCTCGCGCAGCCATGTCGCAAACGGTTGCTCGCCATCCGGGCGGCGCCAGAACGCGATCATCCGCTCGATGCGCGACGGCGCGTCCGCGGCCGGATCGGTTTCGCTGCGCGACTTGATGGTCCACTCGAGCTTCTCGATTTGGTCTTTGCGCGTCTCGATCGCGAGCCGCGTGATGTCGTGACCGTCGGCCAGTGCTCTGAGTTCGTCGAACCCGACCGGCTCGTAGGAGCGGGGGGTGTAGAGCGTGTTGTAGCCGACCGGGAAATCCCACAGACGCACCCGCTCGCGTTCGGGCGGCACCAGCGGATAGCTGGGTGAAAAGATCGCCTGGCCGGGCTGAAAGATTTCGCGAAACTGGGTGATGTCATTCTGAGTTCCCCAACCGCCCCAGGTGTAGGACGCGATCGGCGCCAAGGAGGTGCGTTTTCCGCCGGCGGGTGGCATCGTCAATACCCTCCGCTGAGCGCCGCGCGCTTCCATGTGTTTGGCGCGGTGCAGATGTAGACGTAATCGCTGTCGTGCGTCAGCTGGTTGGTCGCACAGGGCGAGGAAGAGGCCGGTGAGCCCGAGCTGATCAGGCCGCCCAGATTGTTTAGCGTCTGCGGCGTCGCTGCGACCACGCGGAAGTTCGAGCCGTCGAATTGCAGCGCCGCGTATTCGTAGTTCTGACCGGCGGCCAGCGTAAGCGAGCCGCTCGCCGTGCCGCCGGCCGACGGAACCAGGATCTTTTCGCCGGCACCGCCATTGACTTGGACGGTCATCGTCCTGCCGTTGTCGGTCGCGAAAGCCATGATCCAGCCAGTGCTGATCGATGCCGTTGCCGGCAAGGTCACGATCAGTGAGGCCGAGGGTGTGTTGTAGCTCGATACCGCATTGCCGTTGTCGGCCTGCGAGGCGGCATAGGTGGCAACCGCCGGAAAATTCCAACGATTGATGCCTGTGGCGTTGCCGGCGATCCCAATCTGGGTTGCCGTCGCCGGTGTCGCCTCGACCACCCGGAAATTGCTGCCGTCGAACTGCAGCACCAGGAATTCGTTGTTGCCGGCGGCAAGCGCGGCCGAAGTCGCCCCGCCGCCGCTGCCCGGGAAGAGGATATGGCCGCCAGCGGTGCCGTTGACCTGGACCGCGGCCGACTTGCTGCCGTCCGTTGCGATGCCGATCGTCCACCCCATCGGGATCGCGGTCGTCGGCGGCAAGGTGACTGCCATGTAGGAGAGCGGACTATTGGAGCTGGACACCGCGGCACCGTTGTCCGCAACGCTCGCGGCATAGGCGCTGACCGCCGGGAAACTCCAATGGCTGATGCCGCCGGCGCCGATCACACCGATCGCCTGGGCCGTCGCCGGCGTGGCGTCGACGACGCGGAAATTGCCGCTTCCGTCGTACTGCAGAACGAGAAACTCGTAGGCGCCCTGGGCGGTATTCGCTAAGGCCAGCGTGGTCGCCGACGATCCCGAGCCGGGCCAGACCATGTGCCCGCCCGACACCGAATTGACCTGAACTGACAGCGGCTTTGTGCTGTCGGTTGCAAAACCCATGCTCCAGCCCGACGGCAATCCGGTCGTCGCAGGCAGTGTCACGGTGAGCCCTGCGGCGGTGTTGAAGCTCGACAGGATATTGCCGTTGTCGCTGAGCGTGGCGGCATAGCCCGAGGTCGACGGGTAGAGCCAGTTGCTGGGCCAGGGCGGTGGGTCGAAACCATTGACCAGACGCGTGTTGCGCGTCGCCGAGACCACCCTGAAATTGTTGCCGTCGGATTGCAACTGGAGATACTCGTAGTTCCCCGCGCCGAGCGTGATCGAAGCCAAGCTCTTGCCGCCCGCCAGGATCGATCCCGAGGGAGCGGCGACGGTCATGCCCTTGCCGTTGTCGGTCGCCAAGCCGATCGTCCAACCGGGGTTGAGGTTGGCAATCGCCGGCAGGGTCACGCTCAGCGACGCGCCTGGCGTATTGTAGCTCGAAATGTTGAGCCCGTCGTCGACCGGCGCCGCCGTGTAGCTTGCCGAGGTCGGGAAATACCACCGGCTGCGCGAGCCGCTGCCGATCACCGAGAGTCCGGTCGAGGACGGTCCGAAATTGACCGTGGCGCCGCCGTAATTCGGGTTGATCAGTACATTGCCGTTGCTTGCTGTCGCGTTGACCGCGGTGGTGCAGTTCAGAAAGGGCGAGACGAAGGTGTTGAGGCCATTGTGGTTGAAGGTGATCGCCAGACAGGTCGGCGACACCTCCATATCGAGGGCGAAGAAGGTATTGCTGAAGTTGTAACCGTTTTCGAGCACGAGGCTCCTGCCGCCCGTGCCTTGGGCGGTGCCGGCGCCCGAGATTCGCGAGAACTGGGTCTGCTCGAACGCCAGACCGGCCGCCCCGCCGGATGACACGCAGACCGCGTAAATGTCGCTGTCGAGAACGAAGTTGAACTGGCAGCCGCCGGCCCCCGTTGCGGTATTGGCGTTGTTCACGATCAGATGATCGATCCTGGCGGAATTGTGCGCGTCGGCGAAGTCGGGCCTGCCGAACACCACCGCATAGGCGGGCGTATTGGCATTGACGAACAGGCTGCCCTCTTCGGTGAAATAAAAGCAGCCGGTCGGGCTGGTCGGCGAACCGCCGCTGCATTGGATCTCGAGCACCGGCCCGGTGGCGATCGCGCGCCCGTCGATCGTCGCCCCTCTGGAGACCAGCCGAAAGCCCCTGGGCGCCTGGCTGGCATAGTCGATCGAGATCGGCGCGGTGACCTTGTAAGTCCCGGCAGGGAGATGCACTGGCCAGTTGTTGGCGATCGCGGCCGAGATCGTCGTGTTGATCGCTGTCGTGTCGTCATGGCTGCCGTCGCCGACCGCGCCGTTGCAGCGCACATCGATCCACGGGCGTCCCGAGCACATCAGCACGTCGCCGGCGAGGGTGGCGGTGCCGGTGGTCGACAATGTCGAAAAGCTGCCCGGGCTCTGCGCCCAAGTCGGGAGCGCGACGCCCAGCCCAAAGGCGAATGCGGCGAGCCAGAGGAGGTGCCTCATCACCACCTGCGCGCCGCGAAGGCCTGGCTCGTGACGCCGCCCCATAGGCTGACGGGGCCTGCCGGTTTGTAGCCAGAGGGTGTGATGAACACCGCACCCGCGGCGATCGGGATCGAAGCACCCCCCGAGGTCGCCGGGCCGACATCGCTGACATACAACGTCGCCGACGAATTGTTGGCGACGAGATAGCCGTTGAGTGGGACGAAGCCGGCAAAAAGCGTCTGCGCGGTACCTCCGGCGACCACCGTCGCGCTGCCGTCGACCGCGGCCGCAGCCGCCGTGTTGATGACCGGAAGGGGTGCCGAGGGACCCACCGGCGTGGCGATGCCCCCGGCTACCGCGGCCGGCGCATGGACCGGCACCAGGTTACCCGCGACATCGGATTGTGTGGCAATCGGCTGCGTCGTCGTGTTGGCGTCTTTGACCAGTAGCGTCAATCGATGGTCTCCTTCCAATACGCCGTCCGCGCCCGCGGTGAGCGTGGGCGGCGGCGGGCGGCGAATTACGACGAGTGGCGGTTCTGAGCGAGCTCGCGATAGAGGTCGAAGATGCCCTGGTTGGACATCGGCTCGAGCAGGAGATCGGTCAACGCCCACACCAGTGCGTCGACCCGGTCGGGCGACGAGCGCGCCCCGCGCGCATCGTAATCGCCGCGGCCCGCGGGCAGAAAGCTGCACATCTGGTCTTCGAGTTGGGGGAAGACGCCGAGATGGCGGACCCGCTCTTGCTCGTAGAGTGCTGCCACCGGCTCGGCGCGGGCGGTCTTGCCGCGCGAAGCGTGCACCGCCGCAAACGGCACGTTGGGGTCGATCACCCGCAAGGTCGCCTCGACCATCTCGCCACCGTTGTTCACCTCGGCGACGACCCGGTCGGCGCGGTGCGCGCGATAGGCGGCAATCGCGGTCCTGGCCCATTCGCTCGGCGGGTAGCGGCCCGAGGCGTCGGCGAGCACCCAGCCCTGCCCCTGCCCATCTCTGCCGACCACGATGATGCCGGTCTCGTCGGCCTCGTTGCTCTAGCTCGCCGCCGGATCGATCGCCACCACGACCCTGACGAGGCTCGGTTGGGAGCGCGCTCGCGCGGCCTCGATGACGCCGCGGCTCCACAGCGCGCCCGGCACGTCGTCGAGGAGCTCGGCCTCGAGCTCCTGCCGGCCGAGGCGCGTCCCCTCATATTTGCGGACGATTTCCTCGACGAAGGCAGGCGCCAGGTTGGCGCGGTTCTCATAAGTCTGAGCCCCGCGTCACCACCGCGGTCGGATCGGCGATCAGCGCCCGGATCAGCCTGGTCGGCCGCGGCGTCGTCGTGACCACGACGCGCGGGTCGGCTCCCAGCCGCAACCCGAACATCAACATGTCCCAAGCCTCGGGATAGCGCCAGCTGCCGAGCTCGTCACACCACGTGGCGTCATGGTGCGGGCCGCGCAGGCGCTCGGGCTCGTCGGCACTGTAGAGGGTAGCGATGGCGCCGTTCGGCCAGGTCAGTCGCCGCTTCGATGGCTCCCAGCGGGGCCGGTCCC